CTCCTTCATCTGCACTGGTAATGAGGTCAAAGCACTCATTGTCATCCTGTGCGATTACATTCCAAATGCCTCCATATTCACTAGATGGAAATGGAACATAGTGGTCCACGATGTAGAAAAACTTGGTCATTGTCTCCGATGAATTACCTCTTAATTCTATCATGAAAAAAAGAATTCTTCAAGGTAGTAATCAACAGTCACCTCAAGTTCTGCTGCCTCTCTCTCAATTTTAGACCAAAAATCTTCAGCAAGATTTTCGTAATACTTTTTTTCTTGATCGGTCATAGTGTGATGAATACCCTTTTAATATACAGGAGATTGAAGCGGAGTGTGGATAATGGGGTCAGTTCAACCACCGTCCACCTGACATCCTAACATACTACCTGTAACAATTCCTAGAGGAATAGCCCACAATCTACCATCTTTGCGTGATAATGCAGCACCCGCACCACCACCAACAATACCACCTAAGATAGATCCTTCGACACAGGAATTGTTATCCACATCACCCACATTGGAGTATGATTTTTCATGGTGATAATAAGGAGTAGTCTGAGGGATGTAATCTCGTTCACATGCAACCTCAACACGTTTGCGGTAAGTTTTCACATATCCAGGTCTCTTTGCTGTTCCTGGTACATATTCTTCTCTATATTCTTTGCGGTAACACTTTTGCTCTTCAGCATAACCACCCCTAGATCTATATCCTGTAACAGGACCACCAGCGAATGCAGGTGCAGATGTAACACCAATTAACAGTGCTGCAAGTGCTAGTTTCATTTGATTTCTCATTTGATAGTAATTTACATTAAAAAAGGGTGCAAGTCAAGCACCCTTGTGATACTATTCAGATTGTCTTGCCTTTCGTACAAGATATTCTGCAAAATCTTCCATCTTATCAGGATGTATTGCCCTAATGCCACACTCTTCCACCGCAACTTTCATAGAATCAATTTCATTTTGATCTAATTGTTTGTTTTTGGGCAGAGTCATTGGCAATCTCCTGGTATGTGTTAACATCCTAACACGAATGTCTCACATTATCTATAAATTTAAGATTCTCTTTCGATTTTTGTTACAGGAGTTAATGATTCAATTGATTCCATCTCCCACCAGACACGGTCAAAATCTTCTGATTTCCAAAAATCTTCCCAATCCTTTTCAGTTGCTTCACTAATCATTTTGTGCTTCCTTTTTCCGTAACTTTTTCGCTGCTTTGATGCGTTTTTTCACTTGTTTAGCAAATCTTACATCTTCCGCAGTATACCAATCAGGATGCTTCTTTGCACGTTTGATAATAATCTTAGCTGCTTTTTTATCCTCCATAGAACATAATTAGACACTATGTACTATTTATTCGTGTTCCTTGAAATAAGTGTTAATTACTTCTAAACGTTCTACTTCTTTTGCAATCGCATCAATTTGATCTTGAATTGCAGCAAGAACATCAGGATGTTCACCAATACCAACAGGATTATGCAGATAGATTTCTACATTAACTCTTGCTTTATCAATGTTACCTTTACATTGAGAACGCAGTGCATCTAAAGTTTGTTTACGAAGATTGCAAGACATTAATAAAGTTCCTCTTCTTTTTCAGATTCAACAACACAATCACTGGTTGGATAAGCAACACAAAGCAATGCAAATCCTGCATCAATCTGATCATCATCCAAGAATGATTGATCGCTTTGATCTATAGTACCACTAACAATTTTACCAGCACAAGAAGAACATGCACCTGCACGACAGGAATAAGGAAGGTCAATACCTTGCTCTTCAGCAGCATCTAGGATGTAAGAATCATCGGGGCAATCAATAACACTTTCAGTTCCATCAGGTGCTTTAAGTGTAACAGAGTAGTTCATGTATCTTTGCTAGGTATGAATATTATATATGATACCGACTTACGTGTCAAGTTGTACTTCTTTAGGTTTTTTATTGAACCCAAACGGACCAACACCTGGAGTGTCAAAATTTCTACGTTTTTGTGCCATATCACAAATAGTTTCCATGACCTTAATTGTATCTTCTACAGTACAATTCTCTGGCATGTTACGATGCACGATGTCAAAGAGTGGGAAGAACTCTTTTGCTGCATCACTCACCTCTGACGATGTTAATGGATCATACTCTTTCATCATTTACCTCCGGTTTCATAACCAAATTTGTCATCTTGTTCTTTAAGTTTACGTTGACGAATATCTTCGTGCAGTTTTGCAATAGCAGCACGAATTTCAGGAGTATCATCATACTCCCATTCGTCATTCTTCTTGTTCTTAAATGTTTTTTTACTCATACAAACTGCCTTAATTTTGTCAAGATAATCTTGTATGCTTCTACTATATCACCTTCTCCTTTACGAAACAAGTCCTTATCAAACCTTTGTGTTTTGTCTTTACTCCATAACCTCATATTGTCTGGTGAGAGTTCATCAGCTAAGAAAAGATCACCATGAGCATCATGCCCAAACTCCAGTTTGAAATCAACTAGATCAATACCACATAATAAAAAGAGTGGTTGTAGTAAATCGTTTACATTGCGAGCCTTTTCAATCAATGGTTCTGTGTCGATACCCATTAACCTCACACGATCTGGTGTGAGCAAGGGATCATTTTTACTATCATCTTTAAGAAAGAACTCAACAATAGGAGGTTGAATAAGAAACCCCTCTGTGATATTTGTAGTCATTACGATAGAACCAGCAGCGATGTTTCTACAGATAACTTCCACTGGAGCAATCTTTAGTTTCTTACATCTCATACTATCCAATGAAGGACAATCAATAAAATGTGTTCTAATTGAATTACTCTCCAGATACTCAAATAACATTGCTGTCATCAAACAACAGATTGAACCCTTCCCCTTTGGATAGTCAATCATCTGCCCATTTCCAGCAGTTACACAATCCTCATAACGAATTAATACTTCTTCAGGATTGTCTGTTTCAAAAAGTGTTTTTACTTTTCCTTTTAAGATTTCATTCATAGTTTACCACTTACAAAAGCATCACCAACAACTCTTGTGTACTTCTCAAGTGTTCCATCTTGCTCACACTTAAGATGCCAACGTGACACTTCTAAAACACCATCATATGTTGCACCAGTAAGAAAACTATCACCATTTTTTTTAATACTGATGAATAATCCATACCTAGTTTCTTTGATGTAGAAAGCATCATCGATCCAATCTACTTCCGCAATCTCTGGATGTACGTTAGTCTCGGTCATTTTTTACTTTTTGAATTGCTAGCAGTGTTTCTAGTGGAATCCATGTTGGATTTTCTTCTGCGAACTGTACTTGTACTTCCGTCACCACCTTTTCCAGTTGGCGATCGTAACTTTGTCTTGTGTTTTTGACTGGACTTAAGGGATTTACCATTACGATTTGATACCTTATAATCTCTTGAGTTTAGTTTACACCTATCCAGATATTTTTGCAAGTGTTCCTCACACTCAAAGTGGCACACGGTAAGTGCAACACCTTTTACATTATGACAATCTTTATTTACTTCCAATCTCCATGGAAATGTTTCATATGGGAACAAGATATGAAAATCAGGGTCAAGAATACTAGATCTAATCATTCACTTCCACTCATGCGAAACCTTTTATAGTCTTTTCTTGTATTGGTTCAATTACATTGACTTTACAATCTCTCCACTTACGAACACATTGAAACCAATATACTTTCATCTGTTCATAATCATCAAAGACAATAGAACTTTGATTATCATTAAATATCAACTCATAATGATGTCTATCATATGAATCACTAGAAGTTTGAGTGAAATACTGTGGATCTTCAGGTTTAATCAGTTCCATCACAGATACATCCTTTCTTGTGTAAAGTTCATTTCAAATTCTATTGTGAGTTTTTAGAAACATCAGGACTAGGATAAGTTATGATGATTCTTTCTGATAGTTCTCCATTGGAATTGTAAAGTGATTGTTTGTGCCAGGTTCCATTAACAATTTTACAAATGTTGTCAAGTTGAATCTCCATCATCATATGCGAAGTTTCTTTGTTCATCAATACCACCTTTTTGTTTTGAGATAGTTAAGAACTTCCTTACGAACGTCCATCAATTCATTATAGCACAATTGATTGTGAGCACACTGACGAAGAGCAGGATCGGGTTTAATTACGGACTCGATAAAAATATCAAGTCCACGATTCCATTTGTCCTGTTTATTTTCTTCATCAGCAATCTGATTTTGATCATTCATTTAATAACCTCCCAGTGATCATCGGATGATTCGTTCATCCAAAAAAAGTATTTACCACTGATAGATGCAAGGAATACTTTACCATCCATACGTTGTTCTACACGACATGAATGTAACTGGTCCATCAGGTTAGAAAAACGATTCTTAGCTTTAGAACTTTTAGGTTTGACACAGAGAAACTCAGCTTTCATTTTGATTAACCTCCACAAAGGTAATTATACAGGGTTTTTAGAATTTGTCAAGTAGAACGGAAGTCACACGGACTCCCCAGTTCATCATCCAGAAGAACGATGCAACGAAGATTAACTTGTGAGTGGCAGTCATACCCCCTATGTCTTGTATGTACCTATTATAAGACCCCCTAGGGGTCTCCTAGAGGGTCTCTGTGCCACTTTATTGACTGGTCGTTTTCTTCTTAAAGAACTCGCTCTCACACTTGTAGTAGATTCTTAATTGGATGAATTTAGGATCGATGTATGTGATAGATTGTGGTTTGTGGATAAATGGATTTCGGTGTATTAAAATGTGATCGTATTTGTGAGGTGTCATGTAAACTCATAAGGCACCCCTATTTATGATGTTGTTAATACTCAATCGACTGTTTTTGGATCACTAAACTAATAAGTATAATTATAATATTTAAGATGGTTTAGTTGGCCAAGTCATAGTGTGTGGAAAACCTGAGGCAGTAGGTAAATCCCGAAGTTCCTGCCTATACGTTTTGATTGCTGTAGGAACATTGGTTGATGTTTCTTTTGCTTTTACAACAATCCAATCTGTTTCAGCAATTAACCGGTCGCGTTGTGAACGAACTGATTCAGCAACCTGTGCATCAATACGTGCTTTATATGCAGCTTCATTATCTGCAGCAGTAGTTACGTTACCGTCTCCGTCTGTAGTGTCAGTAAATACGGGTCCAGCGATAAAATAAGTGAACCACTGTCCATCGACTTCTTTGACACCACTACGCATACTTACTCCATAAGGAGCAGTAACAGTAGCTGCTGGACCATTTAGTACAGGGTCATATCCAAAATTATTAAGAATTTCAGTTGTAATTTGCTTAGGGAAGCTTGTGCTTGGTCGTGATGCTCTGAA